TGGGACTACTACCTCCGCAAGCCGTTCGGCGACGAGGAAGAGGGTAGCAGTCAGGTTGTCACGTCTGATGTAGCGGACGTGGTGGACGGCATCATGCCGTCTCTCCTGCGTCTATTCACCACGGCGGACAATCTCGTCAGCTTCGACGCGGTCGGCCCGGAGGACGAGGAGAGNGCGCANCAAGAATCCGACTACGTCAACTACGTCTTCTTCAAGCGCAACCCGGCGTTCGAGATCCTGTTCTTTTGGATGTTCGATGCGCTTGTTCAAAAGAACGGCATCGTCAAAGCATGGTGGGACGAGTCCGTGGAGGTCACGGAGGAGAGCTACGAAGGTCTTTCCGACGACGACCTGATCGAGCTGCTGAACGACGACGAGCTTGAGCCGATCGAGCGGGAGGAGCGGGAAGCGGAGACGGTAGATCCGCAGACAGGAGAGATTGTTCGGGCCATCGTCCACGACGTTCGTTTCCGACGAGTCTCCAAGGGTGGGCGCGTTCGAATCGAATGTGTGCCGCCGGAGGAGTACCGGATCTCGGCGGACGCGCGGTCTCTCGACCCGTCGAAGGCTCGCATGGTGGGCCACGAGCGGGAGGTCACGCGCGACGAACTCATAGCGATGGGCTTCGATAAAGAGCTCGTCGAGTCTTTGCCGGCCGAGGACGATGTGATCGACACGCCGGAGAAGGAGGCGCGGCGAGACAAGTCCGACGATATCCGGGTTTCGACCAAGGCGCGGGACAAGTCTCAGGACCGCATTCGGCTCCGGGAGGCGTACATCAGGGTTGATGCCGATGGGGATGGGAGGTCGGAGCTACTTCAGGTCTTCACGGCGGGGGATAGGCTGCTCAGCAAGGAGCCCGTAGACCGGCAGCCGTTCCACGTCATTTGTCCACACCCTCTGCCGCACAAGCATTTTGGCCTATCGACGGCAGAGAAGGTCATGGATATTCAGCGCGTCAATTCGGCGCTGCTGAGACAGACGCTCGACAACCTCTATCACACGAATCGTCCTGGGCATGCCGTATGGGAGCACGGCATGACCGAAAACACGATGGACGATCTATTGACGACTCGTGTTGGTCGAGTCGCTAGGTTTGCTCGCCCGGTCAACGAATCCTATGCGCCTATGACAGTGCCGTTCACGGCGGGCGCATCGTTCCCGATGCTTGAGTATTTCGACAAGCTCAAGCGAGATAGGACGGGCATCTCGAGCGATTCGCAGGGGCTTTCGCCTGAGGCCCTGAAGAACATTCAAACGACCGTTCTCGCGCAGGCGACCGATTTATCGAAGATGAAGATCGAGGCTATCGCTCGTATCTTCGCTGAGACTGGCATCAAGTCGCTGTTTCTGCACATCCACGAGCTGCTGTTGAAGCACCAGAAGAAGGCCGAACTGGTGAAGTTGCGCGGGGTGTGGGTGCAGGTGAATCCGCAGGAGTGGCGCACGCGTCGAGACATGACGGTGAACATCGGTCTTGGAATTGGCACGAGGGAGCAGAATCTGGTCCATCTCAATGCGATCTGGGAGAAGCAGGCTCAGATGGTTCAAGCCGGCGGAATGAATCTTACGGTGACGCCGAGGAACATCTACAACACCGCCGCCGAGATCGTGAAGAACGCGAACCTGAAGAACCCGGCGATGTTCTTTACCGACCCCGGAGACCAGAGAGCACCGCCGCCGCCTGACGAGCAGATACAGCTCCAGCAGCAGGCGATGCTGCTTGAGCAACGTCGGCAACAGCTGGATGCGCGTCGGCAGGAGCTCGATGTCATGGAGCGCGAGATTGAGCGTCAAAGAATGATGCTGGAGCACGAGCGGGGTATGGCAGAGATCTTCCGCAAGATGCAGAAGGATCAGGCTGACTTCCAGGTTGCGATGGACCAGATCATGACGAAGCTGACTGATCTGGAACTTAAGTACGGCGCTAATGTGCCGGGGAGTGCTGTCTAGTGACGAATGAAGCGAAACTCCGCGATCAGATGGATCGTGGTGAACGTGCTGAGTTCGTCCTGAAGCAACTGGAGGAAGCGTTCAAGGCGCTCGAACAACAGTGCTTCGACGCGTTTCGTCATAGCGATATGCACGACGACCTTGGCCGGCGCGCGGCGCGGTATTACTTGCGCGTCATGGACGACGTTCGATCCCGGTTCGAGCATTTCGTATTGACCGGGAAGAACGCGCAAAAGGAATTGGTCCGGATGAAAGACCCCTCACGATGGAGAAAGATAGTCAATGGCTGATGAACCGCTGACCACTGAAACTCCCGAGACTCCTGAGAGCCCCGCCGAGAGCGGGGTTTCTCTTTTGGACAGCCTGTATGGGCCGAGCGAGGAGGCTGCGAATGAACCCGAATCGTCCGAGGCTCCGCAAGAAGCGGCTCCGGAAGAAGGTTCGGAGGAGCAGGTTGAGGAGGTAGAGATCACGACGGTCGAGGAGCTGGCCGAGCACTTCCAGATCGACCCGGAGTGGATTCAGAACCTCAAGATCACGCAGAAGGTCAACGGACAACCTGTTGAGTTCTCAATTGCGGAGGCGTTGGCGACTCACAGGAAAGTTGCTGCGGCGGATTCCTATCTCGCCGAGGCCAAACAGAAGGCCAAGGCTATCGAGGAGGAAGCGCGGCAGAAAGAGCAGGCTGTCGTTTCGACGCTGGCGACGTTCTCCAAGCTCGTTGAGAGCGTCGAAGCCGAGCTAGATAAGGACATCAAGAACATCGACTGGAATCGTCTGCGTGAGGACGATCCGGCCGAGTACGCGGCGAAGAAGGCCGACATCAAGGAACGCCGCGAACGTCTCGACAAGATGAAGCAGGAGGCTGTGGCGTCGTATCAGGAGATGTTGCGCAACGCTGCCGAAGCGCAGCAGAAACTGCTTCAGGAGCGTTTGCCGCAGGAGCAGCAGATTTTCTTGGAGCGTGTTCCGGAGTGGCTCGATTCCGAGAAGAAGGCCCAGGAGCGCGACGAGCTCGTGAAGTACCTCTCCGAAGAAGGGTTTAGCGAGCAAGACATTCAAGTGGCCGCCTTCAACGGGCGGCTGCTCGCCTTGGCCGTGAAAGCCATGCGCTACGACAAGGCGAAGACGAGATCGGAAGCCGCCAAGAAGAAGGTGGTGAAGATCCCGAAGGTCATGAAGCCGGGATCGAAGTCCAAGCCGACACCGAAGCCCAACGGTGTCGAGAAGAAGGACGCGGTCTCGATTCTCTACGGTTGAGATCCGCCCCCGCCCATAGGGGCCGACTCTCTCACTAATTCACGGCGACAAGTCTTGTCGTGCCTGCGAGCCCATGCAGGCGCGAACGGATTCGTTTGCCTCACGACTTTGAAGGAGTCAACCAATGGCGACGATTGGATCCACGTATCTCGACTTGATCGACAAGTACAGTCGAGAGACCGAAACGCGCGATGTTGCGACGATCATCGAACTGCTCAAGGAAACGAACAGCGTTCTCGACGACGCCATCGCGATGGAGTGCAACCAAGGCACTCAGCATCTGACCACGGTCCGCACGGGCCTTCCCGCGGTAGCCTGGGGCAAGCTCTATCAGGGCATTCCGCAGTCGAAGTCTACGACCGTTCAGGTCAAGGACACGACCGGTTTTGCCGAGGGCCTGTCCACGGTCGATAAGCGGCTCTTGGATCTCTCGAAGAATCCGAACGCTCTCCGTCTGACGGAGGCGCAAGGGTTTCTCGAGGCACTGAACCAGGAGATTGCCACCAAGATTTTCTACGGGAACACGGCGACGGACCCGGAGGAGTTCTTGGGCCTGGCTCCGAGGTTTTCGGATCTTGGCGCGCCGAACGGCGGCCAGATTGTCGATGCCGGAGGGCAGGGCAACGACAACACGTCCGTCTGGTTCGTGACGTGGGGTGATCGGCAGTGCCACCTCCTCTACCCGGAGGGGACTCGGGCGGGTATCGTGCGCGAGGACAAGGGTGAGCAGCGTGTGACGGACAGTAACGGCAACGCCTACTACGTCATGGAGGAGTTGTTCCGCTGGCACGTTGGTTTGACGGTGCGTGATTGGCGGTACGTCGTCCGCATCGCGAACATCGACGTGAACGATCTCCAGGAAGGCAAGGTGGACATCTACAAGTTCATGCGGCAGGCGTTCTGGCGGTTGAAGTCTCACCGCGTCACGGGCGGCCGCATGGCCATCTACTGCAACCACGACGTGCTCGAAGCGCTCGATGCCGATTCGACGCCGACGATGTCGACGGGGGCGACCTCGCCCGTTCGTCTGCGGCCGATGGAGGTCGATGGTTTCGAGGTCATGAGCTATCGGGGGATTCCGGTGCGTCAGGTTGACGCGATCGTGAACACCGAGGCGCGCGTGGTCAACGAGACGGGTTCGTAAGGAGGGGCCGACATGATTTTCTCAGCACAGCAGTTGTTCTCGGACGATCAGGCCATCACGTCCACGGCCGTTTCGACGAACGTCATCGACCTTGGTGCGACGGGGGCGGTCCTCAACGCTCCGAGCGACCTGAAGCGGG